AACACCAAACTTTGGGCTTTATAAGCCTACGCCGAACGCTGATTACGATCTGTGGGGCGATCACCTCAACGCCAACGCCGACAAGCTCGATGCGGTGATCAAAGACATCGTTGTCGCCGGCAGCATCTCGCTGAACCAGATTGATTCCGCCGCGTATGATGCTGTCGCCGACTTCGTGCAGCTCAGCGGCACGATCAGCTGGAGCAACAACATCGTCACTATCACGGGCGCTAACTTCACCGCAGCTGACGTCGGCAAGCTGTTGATCATGCCGTGTGGCCCAGGCGTCGGGGTCTACGGCGACCCGGCGCTGGTGAAAATCACGGGCATCTACAGCCCGACCAGTTGCAACGTGGACACCAATAACCCCACGCACCCGTTCACCGGCTCGTTGCAGATCAATAACAACGCCGTCCCGACGATTACTGACCCCGGCGCGGGCGGGGCCCACGTTGGCGACATCATGGTGATGCAGGGCGGCGTCTTCGCCCGCCCAGCCACCTTTGGCGTCATTCAGACCAAAGCGCTCACCGCGCCGACGGTGGTCAGTGCCGGTGGTGGCGGGATGCCCCTCGCTACCGTCTACCTGCGCGCGACCACCGGCCACGGGCGGCGTCCGCTGTTTGTGGGCAAGACCGACGCGAACGGCAGGCTTGATCTCACGCAGGTTCCGCCGCTGTCGCTGGTCGATGGTGGCGCGCTCTACCAAGACCTGGCCGACAACACCCACGAGCCGCTGGCGGCGGATCAGCGGCAGCTGGTGTTCCCCGGCAGCTGGGCTGCGGGGGCCACGCAGATCACCGTCTCGTCGGGTGTCCTCGGGACCATCCTCCCGCAGCTGCTGCGTGTCGGTATGAGCGTGTCGGCGGTGTCGGACACTGCTGGCGTATCGGGTATCGTCGGCGGCGTCGGCGGCTCTGTCATCACCGCTATCGACGTCACCGACCCTCATTTGATTACCATCGCGCCCGCCGCCGTCGCCGCCGGCACGAACCAGGACATCACCTTCGCGTCCAACCGCGCCAGGTTGACGGTGCACGCCGCCTTCAACGCCGGGGACACGACCCTCAACCTCACCGACGGCCCGCTGCCGGGGTGGGTGCAGGATGGCACATTGATATCTGGCACCGGCATCTACGGAGGTGGCGATCCAGCCGGTGACCCGGCGGCGCAGACGACGTTCACCGTCAATCCGCTGGGCCGCACTCAGATATTCCTCTCGCAACCGACCACGGCTGCGGCAGTGCAGCCCATTGGCCTATTGATCAATCCGGCGCTCACCGGGGTGGTCGCCAATATTGCCTGCGTGCCGGTGCAGCTCATCGTCAAGGATCGGGGCGTCTACACCACAGTGCCCTCTTCAGCCATGCTCACGAACGGCGCGGTTAGCTGCACGATCACGCCATACCAATCACCAGAGCCGCTCATTGTCGGCATGGGCACCGACAACGCAGCGGCGATCGATGCCTTCGCCAGCGCCGCGCGGGCTGCCACGACATCAGCGCTGCAAGAGGATGCGGCTCTTGGCATCGAGGTGATTTGGCGACCGGGCAACTATCTCTCGACCGGGTCGGCTAATTTCACCAACCTCTCGAAACCCGGGCTGCGGTTGAAATTTCATGGCGTGGTGCTGCACAGCGCCGTGCCGCCGCAGCCTGGTGCCGTTGCGCCTTTATCTCCACTCGGCCGCATCGCGCTTGATTTCCGCAAGATGCGATGGGGCGTGCTTGATCAGCCGACCGTCACCGGCGACCAATATTTTCCGCCCTACGTTGGCATGGCGTTCGGTCGGTTTGACATTCAGCCGTCCGACGGGTCGAACATCTACAACCCAACCGCACACGGTCGGTTCCTGTTTGCAGCGATAACAATTCAGAACACCGAAACCACGTTCTTCTTCAACATCGAGACCGCCAACACCGAGGTGCCGCCCGCATTCCCGCCGCTGGTGCCTGTGGCCGTTGCACCGCTGCCGCCCAGCGTGCAGCTCCAGGCGCGCCCGGTGTTCTGCATCGTCATCGACGGGGATCAGCACTGGGACATGCCGTGCGAGTTCATCGGCACCGCCGCGCCGCTCCACAAGGGTGATCACCAGAGTTTCCTGCAGTGCCACATTCTCGGTGCTTCCGGTCGCGGCAACGGTGGTTGTATTCCGTGGGCGATCGGCGGGGCTCAAGACCTTGTCGTAGATGCCGGTTATTCCGACACCAACGGGCCGCCCGCTATCTTGTGGTTTGGTGACGGCACCAACTCGCAGAAGATCAACATCCACTGCGAGGCGAATTTTACCAGCGATCCAGACGCCAAAGGCCTGCAGGACAACATCATGCTGGCCGGGCTCAAAAACTCAATTTTGCAGTTCAACGCGAACTACTACGAGCCGGTCACGCAGGCACGCAACGCGGTCTTCACCTACGACCACGAAGGCTACTACGGGGGTGTGCGTGATGTGGTCCCGGGTGGCCCGCCACAGGGAGCGACACCATACACGGGCGGGCTCAGGGGCGGCATCCTTTCCACAGTGCACAGCACTGTGGAGGTCGGGTTCACCAAGGCCGACGTGCAATTCTTTGATCGCATGCGGCCCGCCGTCAGGCTCATCGACGGCACTACCCTTCTCAACATGCGCGATCTCAGCGTTTGGGTCGGTGATCTAATTACTAACGGCCCGGCCTACACCGCCATCGGTCATTTTATGAACATGCCCGGGCAAAGGGTAGGGCGCACCGTCAAGGGCGATCTGTCGCAGGACATGCACTACAACGGGGCGGGCAATTTCAATTCGCTGGCGCTCGATGGTGGCATCCTCATCGGCCAGGACATCACGTCTTTTCCCGGGGCGAATAATTATTTCGCCAGTGTCAACATCGGCGTGAGTGGCGCGCAGACCTACGGCCACTGGGACAACCAGCGCCTACAACTCGGCGTGCGCGGCAGCGTGGCGCACCCCAGCACCGCGCCAGCAATTATCGGCTTTGCTCCTCCAGGCAACACCGCGCTTGATGGCGGTCCGATACTGGATCACAGTATCCTGGTCGCCAGCCCGGGCACGCTCGACATCTTCGGCAGCGGGGCCAGCAACGCCTATGTGCGTATCAACGGCACGCTGGCGGTCACTCAGCCCATAATCCTGCCGCCCGGTTCCACGGGCCCGTTCCTGCCTTTGACTGGCGGCTTACACAGCATCGCTGAAAGTGGTGCCGTTGGCGACGGGGTAACAGACGATCAGCCGGCAATCCAGGCGTGGCTGAACACATTGACGGCTGGTGCGGAAGTGCTGCTGCAACCCGGCAAGTGGTATTACGTCCATGCCACTTCCCTAACCATACCGCCTCACGTCGTCATCCGCGGTGCCTATAATGCGCGGGACAACCAATTATCTACAGCAGGGACATTTACCGCAGCAGGCGGGTTCTACATCGATCCGACACTGCCTATTGGCATTATCATGTCGGTGTCGTCCGCGCTTAAATGCGTCAAGGTGTATCGCGCAGGAATGGCGTCTGGCGTTAATGCAGCGACTGCCGCAGCGGACTATGCGACATGGGCTACTGAGGCTGTTTATCGCAAAACAAGCGCGGCTGTTGCGATCAGCGTCAGTCCGACAGTCATTCCATTGACTGATACCTCTGGTATCACAGTTGGTATGCCAGTCACTGGGCCGGGGGGATACTCACCGACCGGCACAGCTTGGGCTATGTTTGTAACCGTCACCGCCATTAGTCCTGGGGTGTCGGTGACTGTTTCCAGAGGACCCATCATTGCCATTGCGAGCGGTGCATTTCTGCGCTTTGGAAATAGTCTGGGGGTGATGGTATCACGCGGTTGCAGTGGCATCGTCCTCGACGATGTGCAGATCATTGGTTTCCGTACCGGTATCCAGACCCACCCAGGGCAATTCTCAATCACGCGCGGATTTGGCGACTGTATCACCAACATCGAATGCATGGACGGTGGTGATTACGCGGTCATAAACGACTGTGAATGGCTGCCCTTGTATGGCAACCCAACGCCAAATGTGCGCCCCGGAGATGCGGTGTTCGTGCACGATTGCGGAGGCCCCATCTTTAAGGGATGTTTCAATTTCGGTTGGCAGACTGGTTGGCATGTCGAGAACTCTAGTCCAAAGTTTCACGCGTGCGGAGCAGAGGTGCCGACGGATGCCAACGCCACCACGGAGAATTGGACAATAAGGGGTGGCTCGCAGACCGAGTTATATCATTGTCATGCGCAGGCGGCAGCGATTGGGTTTCACTTCGATGGGGCGTCGCATTTCTATGCGACCGGCTGCACCAGCTCTGGCAACTTGACGACGCTGGCAAACAACGTCGCGCATTTCCTGTTTGAGAACACTGGCGCGGGGGCGATGTACGGAACGGTTGTTTCGCCGTTCGCCTTTGGAGGGTATCCCAACAAGGTTCCTTTCAAATACGGCACAGGAACGATCAATGCTTTAGCAATCCACAATCCAGTGATTGAGGATTTGGCAACCACACCAACAGCACCATTCATTCAAGGCAACGCACCGTTCACGACAACACCGACGCTTGCGCAAGGCATAGTCTACCAGGGCGCGCGCCCAAACGGAGGCACCTCCACGATCCTGCCCTACTGGAATGGCATCATCGTTGACAGCGGGCTGAACCCAATTCCGACGTTTACGATCAACATGCCTGCCTATCCCGCAGACTGTCAGGTCACGGAAATCTGGTTCAATGTCGGCGTGACTGCGATCACCTTCGGCACGACAGACGGTTCCGCCGTTGGCAACTGGAGTACAGCGGCACCTGCCGGATCGCGCCAGCGGTGGATTTATTCGGCTGCGCAGAACAAGTGGTTTCCCGGCGGGGCTGGTGCATTCATGCCGTTGAGCGGCGGTACGGTAACCGGAGCGACTACATTCAGTGCAGCGGGAACGGCGCTGACCGTAACCAACAATACGTCACTCGGAGGGCCGGTTGTACTCGCTGCATCGGCTGGTAATTTTATGACCGTCACTGGAGGAGTGGCATCCACGAATGCGATCAATATACAGCAATCAGGAACTGGTGGCTTTGCGTTTGGTGCAGGAACAGCGTCGATTTCGGCGGGGGCGGCAACGTTCGCAGGCACGGTTGCCTCGGCAGGCGCCAATATACTGCAAGCGGGAAATGCAACAGGAACCAACAACGTTATTCGATTTACGCCAACAGCAGCCGCAGGCGTGCCCTCTATCGCTACAATTGGAGTGGATACCAACGTCCAGTTGGACATCATTTGTCAGGGCACCGGAGGCATTCGTCTGCGATCGCCTGTTGGTTTCAACAACACGACACCAATCGCCAAACCCACGGTATCGGGCGCAAAGGGATCAAACGCTGCATTGGCTTCGTTGATGACTGCACTGGCGGCGTATGGGCTCGTCGTGGATAGCACTACTGCATGAGGACGATATGATCGACCGCACATCCCGGCTTACTGTCGCGCTTGAGGCCCAGCAATGGGACGCCGTGCTCAATGCGCTGGCGGACGGCCCTTATCGCGTCACCGCGCCGCTCATCGCCGAGATACAGCGCCAGTGCATGCAGGCTGATGCGGCTATGCCCAGCAGGCCGCGTGGCAATGGCGAACTGCGCAGCGGCGTGGACGTAACCCCGGACACCAACGGATGATCGCCAAGGAGAAAACCTGATGGCATCGACAGCAGGCCAGATGACGCAGACCCCGACAGGCAATCCGCAATGGCGCGCCGCCAATGGCGCAATCGTCTGGGGCTGGCAGCCGCCGGTGGCCCCGCAGACTGTCCGGCCGCACGCCGGCACGTCCTACGGCAATTACAAAGACTGGGTGCTGCGGATGGGGTTCAACCGGACCATGGGAATTGCGGGCTTCTGGGTGAAGCTCCCGCGGGATCCAGGTGCAACGTGGTTCGTGGCCGTTACGGACGACACGTCCGACACGCCCTCCGGCGTCACCAACGATGCCCTGCGCCCGCCCGCCGGGGTGAAGTAGTCAGATGACGACAACGCCCAACCTCGCGCTCACGCTTCCGACCGTCGGCGCCAGTCGTGACACCTGGGGAACGGTTTTAAATGATGATTTAACAACGCTCGACAGCGTTATGCCGGTCGGCGCGGTGCTGGACTTTGCCGGCCCGGCAGCGCCGTCAGGCTGGCTACTCTGCGACGGCAGCCTGATCAGCCGCACGACGTACAGCGACCTTTTTGCGGCGATCGGCAGCCACTGGGGCGCCGACGACGGCTCGACCAACTTCCGGCTCCCGTCGCACGCCGGGCGCGCTGCCATCGGACCCGGCGCAGTCACCGACGCCGTTGGCCACACGACCGGGTTTGCGTTTGCTCAACTCACCGGCCAGGTGGGCAACTACGTCGCGCAGGCTAACCTGCCGAACATTAGCCTGACGACCAACGCGACCGGGGCTCACGCGCACGGTGGCCAGGTGACTGCAGTCGGCGATCATAACCATCGTGGGGCGACCGATACGGCAGGGGATCATCAGCACACGGTGCATAATTCAAGTACGCCTGGTCCAGGGTCGCTTGCGACCGGCGCGTTCACCTATGGCGGTGACACGGTCACGGACGTGGCCGGCGCGCATCTACATGGTTTCACTACGTACAGCGCCGGTGGCCATGCTCACTACATCACCAGCGATGGCAACCATTCGCACACCGTCAGTCTCGGCGGTGGTGCCCAGCTGATGTCGGTGCTGTCGCCGGTAATCGTCATGACGAAGATCATTTTTGCCGGACGACAGGCAATAACTGCAACGGCACTGGCAGCGACAACGCCGCGGCGCGAGCTATCGGCGCCATTGCGTGGGAGCCACTGAGACATGCCGCGCGTAACCCAGGCACCGCCGCCGGGTGTCGTGAGGAACGCCACGCCCGAGGCGACGCCTGGCCGGTGGTTCGATACCGATCATGTCCGCTTCCGCGGCGGGCAGATCCAGCCGATCGGCGGCAACGTCGCGCTACAGGGTGACGATGGGCACGACCTGTCCGTGCCGTTTCAGCTCGACGACGGTACGCCGCCGGCGCTGGTGCCGGACTGGCCGCGCGACGTCCTGACTTGGCACGACAACGGACTGCCGCCAGCCCCGCCTGTGCGCTGGGCCGCGTTCGGCACCGATGCGAAACTGTATGTGTACTGTTTTGACACGCACGTGCTGCAGGACATCACGCCTGCGGGCGTCGGGCGTCTTGGCAAACCGGGGGCGCCTGTCGGCTACGGTAGCGGCGATTATGGCGAGGACACCTACGGCACCAGCCGGGACGGTGCCGACATTGGCCCGTCCGACATCGCCGCCATCATGGGCGATATGTGGAGCCTCGCGACGTTCGGCGAGGATCTGTTGGTGGTGCCGACACAGGACGGGCGGCTGTTTCGGTGGTCGCCAACGACGCCCACGACGCTCGCGGCGCCTGTTGTCGGGGTGCCCGCCGGAAGCGTGCCCATCAACAACCGCGGCGTCATCGTCACCGACCAACGTCACGTCGTTCTGCTCGGGGCCGGCGGAGATCCGCGTAACATCGCCTGGAGCGACCAGGAAAATCCGGATGTCTGGGGGCCGTTAGACACCAACCTCGCGGGCAGCAAGCTGCTTGTGACGCAGAGCTACGCCATGACGGCAACGAAGGTGAGCGATGGCATTTTGATTTTCACGGCGAACGACGTCCACAAAATGACCTATGTCGGTGCGCCTTATGCCTACGGTATCACGCAGATAGGGTTTGGCTGCGGGCCTCTGTCGCTGCGTGCGGTGGTGGCGATCGGCAGCGTGGTGGTCTGGCC